CTTCACCCGCCTTCAGACCGAACTCCTTAGCCAGAAGTTGCTGCGTGACCTTGGCGTTCTCAATGGACATTGAGGCTGGAAGATCGGCCTTACCGGAGCCTCTGGCAGCAGCGCGGCGGACAAGCGATCCAACCGGCTTTCCGCCGACTACTTGCGTGGGGTCGAGTCGATACCCAAGAGACTCGGCTTGCGCTATGGCCGGGTGCTTCCCAGCTTCTTGACGAACGCCTGCCAGTCCGGGCTGCCGTCCGGCTTGCGCGGTATTGGCAGCACCCGGCGCAGGCGCACCGCCTGCCACAGGACCACCAGAAGAACTAGGGCCGCCACGGTCATTCGCCCGAACTCTACCACGTAGCAGTAGCGCTGGCGCCGACTGCAATGCGGTATTCACCGCGGCTCCGATTGCTGGACTGCCGGTCAATCTGGCTACACCACCACCGACCCAATCAGCGCCCTGAGCCGCCTTTTCAACGGGATATGCAACGGCCTGGGTAGCCAACTGACCGCCTTCCGAGCGCGGCTGGTACGTCATGGCATCTTGGGTGCCGCGGACGATATCTGCCGCCCTGCTTGACCCGACAAACGGAGCTGACACCGCCCCGGCTACTCCGGCGGCGGGGGCTGCAACCATGCTAGAGCCAAGGGAAAGCGCTGCTTCAGGGGCGCCGACCATGAGCCGACCGGCATCGGCTGTAGCCTGGTTACGCGCCTCAATGCCGCCTGGCATCAGCTCGTCAGGAGCGATAGTTGCACGCGCGTACCACGGCAACTTTTTCCACTTGTCCATTGCCTGGTTAGAGCGCTCGCGAAGCGTCACATAGCGGCGACCGCTCTGCGGGCCGCCGCCGCGCGGGGTATCCGCAGGCTGCATGTTGGCCTGGATTGCTCCTGCAATCTGGTCATCGGTCATCCCGTCAGGGAATTCCACGACACCATGCCCTGGCACCTCTATAAGCTGCGGCATTACTCGATCTTCCCGGTCTGCGGGTTGTAACGGCGCACCCCACCCGGAGGCGGTGCAACTGCTTGGCTTGCAGGAGACTGAGCCGCTCCGGCCGGTCGCATATTGAGCTTGGCCGCGACAATCTGATTAATCATCTCGATTTTGGCGCGCCTGGCCTCCGGGTGATCCTTTCGAGTGGGGATCATGTCCAGCAGCATCTGCTGGTCACGGTCAGTAAACGTACCCTCTCCTGTTTGCCGGAATAGCGCCTTTAGCACTGGCGACATTGCAGCCACCGCGCCCTCTGCGGTTTGCCCAGCCGCAGTAACGGCTGGTAGTCGCCCGGTAAGAGGATCAGTTTGCGTCTTGTCCATAGCCTTCTGCAGGCCAGCAATCGCCGTTGCATATGTGTTGTAAGCGGTTGCGTTCTGGGCTTGCAATTTCTTACGCTCCGCAGCCTGCTCTGCATCGGAACGAGCCGGGATGGCTGCGGTTCTGGCGCCCTCCTGCGCCGTAACGGTAGCTGATGCAAGCGCAGAAGCAGCCGCACGCTCCTCCTCTGCGGATGAAAACGGCGTGAATTCATTGGTGCGCAGGTTGACCACGCCGCGAGCCCCGCCGCTTTCCGTCAACTGGAACGATTCCTTGGCCTTCTGCCCGGTGTCGATAAGCCTACCGTCGGTTGTCAGGTAGCCAACGTTGCCGTTGGCGAGAATCTGCGTGGACTTAACCTTGCCGCCCGTTCCCGTCTGGCTGTACGCCCTAAGGGCAGTGCTAGTAGATTCGAACAGCTTCCTGGCGCCCTCCTGCAATTCCTGCGGGGACATCTGCCGCCAGTTCGGACCCAAATCCCCCGCTTTCTCCAGCTCCGGCCCCCAGCGGCCGATTGCATTGGGGTTCTGCGCGACCTCGGCTGAAGCCATGTTCAGGCGCTTCAAAGTCTCAAGCTGCTGCTGCTGGCTGAACTGTGTCTGCGCGTTACCATGCACCTGCACAGCTCTCTGCTCCTGGGCAGCAGCCTGATCCATCTGCTGCCCAAGGTACATATCCCGCAGCTTGTTGCGCTCGTTCTCAACGCCCTGCTGTCTCTGCTGGCCGAGAAAACCAGCAGTGTTGAAGAAAGCGTTTGTAGAGGCGTATGGATCGACTTGCGTGGGCATATTACTGTCCGAAGATTGCGGTAGTCATGCCAGTGGAGGGAACTTTGGGACGATTGCGGAAGTAGTCATAGGCAATACCACCAAGCGTCCCAGCAGCATTGCCCCACGCATCCGCACTGCCTGCGATACCGGAAGCCCTAGCGTCACCCTGCCCCACCATCAGATTGCCGACATTGCCGGCCATGTTGGCGCCGAACTGGCCCAGGCTTGTCGCTGAACCCTGTCCCAAACCAGCTAGCTGCAACAGCCGGCTGGTGTAGTTGCCAAGGTGCTGTGTAGCAAGCCCCTGTCCGTGTTCTGCCAAGGCAGTGCCGAGATTGCCGGAGAATCTTCCCCCTCCAGCAGCAGCGCGGCGTTCAATCGCCTGCTGACCCTGCTGTAGGGCGAATTGATAGTCTGGCGAGTTGTAGAAGTCGGACAGGTCTGGGCCTGAAGCACCAGGGGGGCCTTCCATACCAACAACGCCGGTCATCGGGGTCATCTTGCCTTGGCCCCTGTATGCGTCCACAGCAGAGGTGTAATCCTCGTAGGAGGGCGGTCTGGAGCGGTTAAGGAGGTCTCTGACGGGATTCCCAGTTGTCTGCTGCTGCTGCCCCTGCGCCCATGCATCGTAACTGGCGAGATTCGCCGGAAGCTGGGCAGGAGCCTGATACTGCGAAATGCCGTACAACTGGTTGAGCTTCGCCAGCGCTCCCGTACCGGAATTTACCCACGGCTGCTGCTGTTGGTTGGTGATGTCGAACTGCCGGCGCTGCTCGTTGATGGCTGCTTGCTGTGCTGCGGATTGAGCGCGAGCTGCACTCTTTGCCCCGCTGCTCCCAAGCGCGCCGCCAATCAGTGATGCGCCAGCACCGATCAATGCGCCTAGCATGGTGTCACCTTCATATGCGCGCCCCTTCTCCTTCCCAAATAGCGTCCAGAACCAGAGTCCTTACTGGATCGCTGAGTTGAATCTTCGGAACCAACTGACTCGCTGCGCCAAGGCCGCCCCAGCGAACTCGCCTGCGGTACTGACCGATGCGGCCAATGCTTCTGGTAGCCTTGGCTATGAACGTGTTGCCGCCATCGCGCGAAATAAACAGTGTGCAAAGCGGATTCGATCCCTGGCCGCTGATCGTCCCCTGCCCGGCCGCAATCCCTAGCTCAAAGCTGCGCGTCTGGATGCTCCGGTTCTGCGCGTATAGCGGCTGGAACTGGAACTCCATAACCTGCGGCTCGCCGAATTCCTCGTGCGTGTCTGGATCGAGAATCCCCAACTGACCACTTTGAGAATCCCCGACAATCTGCTTACCGTAGGCTTCGATGATGAAAGCGGGTCTCCAGCGACCGATACTCACCGTGTCGATGCGGCTTTCCCGCTCTGCCCATTCCTGCGTGTTCAGGTCAAGGCAAAGCGTCCTTCCGGCATTTGGGAACGTCCACACGGCGAAGTGATGCCCACCCTGCCGGTATGCCATGCCGTAGCAGTCGGACACCTGGTCCATGTCCTGCAACACGGTTTCTATGCCGTGCTGACTGACGCGCTCCCACGATGCCCCAAGTCTGCGAAACGTCAGGTCGTTCGCAAGCATCAGCGCCGTGTTGTCCTGATTTAGTAAGGACTGACCAGCAGCACAGCCGATCTCATAAAACCCATTCGGCGAACGTGCGAACGGCGAGCCGGGAGACAACCCAGCGTTGTACCAGCGCTCCGTTGACCTCTCTCCCGGTAGGATCAGCTCACGGTTGTTGGCAATGAGCCCGACCAGATTGTCTGGGGCGCCATCAGCATTCGTAATGTCCAGCCCGTTGAACGTGATCGCGTCCAGGCCGGAGTTGAAGAAGTTCTCCGTGCCCACCTGGCGGAACACCAGATAGCCGTCCACGAATGCAGGATCTGCCCCGTCCACGAAATCAACGTCCGTGATCTCAGCAACCGTGGAACCGTCCGAGCTGAACCCGTCGCCATTCCCGGGGCACACGACAATCGTCGTGCCGTTGCTCTCCATCCTCACAGGGCCGTTGCCCGTGATGGCATCCCCTGTAAGGGCCGTTTCCGTTCCATCACTTGCGACGCTGTACAGCGTGTCATCGGCACACACGTACAGAACCCCACCCATCACCACCCCACCGCGACACTCAACCGCTCCGGTATCGCCCCACGCCAGAATCCCCGGGGCACGATGAAGGATCGCAGGCTGTTTCCCACCGTCCTGCGGTGCGGCTTCCGCGAAGCAGTTCACCAAGCGACGGCATGAGGCCGCCGGGGCGGCTAGTTGATAGCTGCCCAGCGGAAGCGGAATGATTGCCATCAGTAGTAGTCGGACTGTGCCGGCTGACTGACGTATGCCCGGGACAGAGCGGATCTCAACTGACGCTCACCAAGCGACGGGGACGGAAGTCCCAAACCTCCCAATATCGCCAGCTCGTCCTTTCGAGACGGCGGCGCCCCAAATCCCTCACTGGTCGCGCACAGATACGCGAGCATCCAGATCACTTGCTGCTCTGCGTAAGCAGGAACGTCTTCAGTGAGCGCCCAGTTCGCCAAGCCTCTGCGCAAAAGCTGCGCGTGAAGACTGGCGTACTTTTCCTCAGCAGCAGTTCCCTGCTCTGCGGCCGGACTTTCATCCACCGCAACAACGCCCAGTTCCCTGAGCGCTGCAAATCGAATCTCTTGTGGCGTCATAAAGCGGGGCGGCTCACAACCGCCCCTGCTCCATTAGGCCGCCATCCGCTGGCACCAGAGCACCAGACGGGCCGTACCCGCAGCACCAGTGGCCGCTGCGGTCGTGGTCGTCACCGTCACCAGCTTGTCGGTGGTCGCAACCGCCGTTGCCGCCGCTGTCGGCGTAACCGGGGTAAGCGAAGCCGTGCCGGTCTGCGCGCCGGTCAAGCCGGACACAATGTCCACGGAATTGACCGTGACCTTGTGCACAGCCGCCGGAGACACGTTAGTGTCCATGTCGGTCGGATACCAGCCCACTGCATAGACCTTGGCGTACGCCGGCAGATACCCGGCCTCCATTACGTCGTTGGTCTCGTTGTTGGTTGAGGAATAGGTGAGGGGAAACTCCACTGCGAAGAGCCCAGCACCAGGATTGTTGTACGCCTGCCGAACCGCCGAAACGGACGACAGGGAAACTGTTTCACCAGCCATGTCTCAAATCTCCTGTGTATTAGGCGTACGCGAAGTAGCCAGTCACAACGCCGTGCTGCTTCGGAGTCGAAGCGTCAGCAACGCCAGTGCCGTAGTACATCTTGCGGATCACATCGACCATCTCGACACCAGCGCCCTTCTTCGCGCCGTAGTCCCTGACGTTCTCGATCATCCGCGAGCGGGTCGCAATGGCGTAGGCAATGGCCTGCGCACCGACCAGATAGCTCACCGACACCAGAGCGCTCGACGCACCCACGGCACCAAGGCCGGCAAACTCCGGGACTTCCTTGATGATCAGGCCGTCATAGATCAAGTCGCCGCCCGTGAACAACGGGTTGGACTCTCCAC